CATCAAGCGTCCCGATCTCGGCCCGGAGTCGTACACGGCCGTCAACAAGGGCGAGCCGATCCCGCCGGAGCTGGCCGACCTGCCACGCCACCCGCGGGCCGAGGTGCTGCGGCCGCCGAAGACGTCGCCTGCACGCAAGGGGTAGGCCATGGCGTGGTGGTGGCCCTGGCGCAAGGTCGAGCAGCGCGAGGCCCTGACGCTCGAGCAGCTCCTCGCCGAAACCGGTTCGCCGACCGCCGCGGGTGAGCCGGTCACGACCGACTCGGCGATGCGGCTGTCCACCGTGTGGCGTTGCGTCACCCTGCTCAGCGACTCGGTCTCGACCCTTCCCCTGCACGTGCGGCGCGGCGATGACCCCGACCCGATCCCGACCCCGCCGCTGCTCCAGCGCCCCAGCGCCGACTTCGAGGAGCTGGCCGACTGGCTGTCCGCGGTCATGTCGTCGCTGCTGCTGCGCGGCAACGCGTTCGGCCTCATCACCGCCCGCGCGGGCGCCGGCCTGCTGCCCGCGCAGGTCGATTTGGTTCATCCCGACCACATGAACGTCACCCTGGACTCCGAATCGGGCCGCACCGTGTACCGGCTCGGCGGGTCCACGCTCGACCCGAGCGACGTGTGGCACGTCCGCGCGTACCCGTTCCCCGCCGCGCCCCACATGCCACCACTCGGCCTGTCTCCCATCGCCCACGCCCGCGAAGCCATCGGGCTGGGCCTTGCCGCCGAGAAATACGGCGCGGAATTCTTCGGCGACGCCGCCATCCCCTCCGGCGTCATCACCACCGCCGAGCAAATCACCGAGGAACAGGCCGGCACCATCAAGGCCCGATGGAAGCAGCGCCACCGCAACAAGCGCGATATCGCCGTGCTCGGCAACGGGGCGAAATTCCAGGCCATCACCATCGCGCCGGAAGAGGCCCAGTTCATCGAAACGCAGAAGGCCAACACCGCCACCATCGCCAAGTTCTTCGGCCTGGACCCCCGCATGGTCGACTCAAGCGTCGAGGGCGGCCATATGGACTACTCCAGCCCCGAGCAGCGCAGCGTGGATTTTTTGACCTACAGCCTGCGCCCGTGGCTGTACCGGGTCGAGCGGGCCGTGAGCCGCCTGCTCCCCAGGGCGCAGAACGCCAAGTTCAACGCTGGCGGGTTCGCAAGGGCGACCCTGCTCGACCGCTACCAGGCCCACCAGATCGCGCTGGCCGGCGGGTTCATGACCGTCAACGAGGTCCGCGCGCTCGAAGACCTCCCGCCGCTACCCGAGGGCGCCGCGCCACCTGGAGGTGCTGTCGCATGACCGTGGAAATCCGCGAGGTCGCCTTCGCCCTGGAGCTGCGCGACGAGGGCGACGGGCGCACGCTGGTCGGCCCGCTGCTGCCCTACAACACCGAGGCACGCATCGGTCCCTACGTGACCGAGGTGTTCGGCCGCGGCGCGTTCACCGGCACCGAGCCCGGCATGGTGCCGCTCACCGCCACCCATCCACGCGACGGTGGCACCCTGCCGATCGGCGTCACCACCGAGCTGGAGGACCGCGCGGATGCGCTCTGGGGCGCCTGGCACGTGAGCGACACCGCACTCGGCAACGAGGTCCTGGCGCTGGCGCGGGACAAGGTGCCCCTTGGCCTGTCGGTGGGGTTCGAGCCCATGGCTGGCGGGAGCCAATGGAACGCCACCCACACCAGGGTGGTGCGCACCAGGGCACGCATGGACCACGTCGCCATCGTCAGGGCTCCCGCATATGCTGGTGCCCGCGTGCAGGCGGTACGGGGCGCGCTGGAGCCGGCAGCACCCACCCCGCTGCTCGACCTGGCCCGGCGCCTACGATGGCGCTGAGACGGCCATGCCTGGACTGCGGCAAGCCTGTCCGCGGTGCAAGCAGGTGCCCGAGGCACACCGCCGCACGGGACAAGGCCAAGGCGGCCAAGCGGCCGCTGCTGCGCGCCAACGCCTCCAAGGTGAGCAACGCCGCCCTCGTGAGCGAGCACCGCGCCACCGTCGGGGACTGGTGCCCGGGGCTGCCCGGGGAGCGCCCGGCGCACCCCGCCGCGGACCTGGTCGCCGACCATGTCATTGAGGTCGCCGCTGGTGGCCAGGAGTTGCAGGCGCGTCGGGTGGTCCGCTGCCGCTCCTGCAACAGCGCCCGAAGCGCCAACGTCCGACGAGACCCGTTTTCCCCATGAGCGGCTCGTCCCCGACCCCGCGCCAGGCCCACTTTCCATCACACTCGGCGGCGCCGTGAAGGCCGGCCCGAAGGCGGCGCTGACCGCCCCGGCGCTCGACTTCCGCCGCCTGCCGAAGCGGGGCGGCTCAAGGGCGATCGCGTTCGGCGAGCGGTACATCAGAGTTCCCAAAGGCAAGGGCGAGCTGCACCGCATGCGCTTCCGGCCGTGGCAGAAGGGCATCGTTCGCGGTCTGCTGGATGAGCCGCGTCCGCGGCAGGGTCTCGTCTCGATACCTGCCGGCAATGGAAAGAGCACCGCTGCCGCGGCACTGGGACTGTTCGGCCTGCTCGCGGATGGGGTGCAGGGTGCGCAGATCCCGATCGTCGCCTCGGACAAGCGGCAGGCCGGCATCATCCAGCGGACGGCCCGGCGGATGGTGGAGCTGGAGCCCGCGCTCGCTGAGCAGATACAGGTCTACCAGGATTACCTGTACGTCCCCAGGACCGACTCGACCTTGCAGGCGCTCCCCGCCGAACTGGAGGCTCTCCAGGGGTGGGACCCGTCGATGGCGATCATCGACGAATTGCACGTGGTCACCGCCGACGTGTACGAGTCGATGGCCGCCCGCGCGGGGAAGCGGGACCGGTCGCTGCTGCTGGCCATCTCGACGCCACCGCGGGATGGGAACACCGACGGGGTGATGTGGCGGCTGGTCGAGCACGGCCGCCAAGGTGGCGATCCATCGTTCTACTTCGCCGAGTTCGCCGCGCCGGACGGGTGCGAGGTCGACGACGAGGCCGCCTGGTATGTGGCCAACCCGGCGCTGGGCGACTTCCTGCATATCGACGCCTTGCGAGCCACAAGGAAGACGATGCGGGAGTCGACGTTCCGGGCGTGGCGGCTCGGGCAGTGGCCCCAGGTGTCCGACAACGCCTGGCTGCCGCCCGGCGCGTGGGACGCCTGCCGCATTATCAGTCCCGATAATGTCGGCGAGGTCGTGCTCGGGTTCGACGGCAGCTTCGGAGGCGACTGCACCGCCCTTTGCGCCGTCACCATCGCCACCCGCCCGCACGTCGAGCTGCTGAACCTCTGGGAGGCCCCCGAGGGTGCCCGCGACTGGCGCGTCCCCATCCTCGAGGTCGAGCAGGCCATCCGCGACGCCTGCCGGCGGTTCCGGGTGCGCGCCATCGTCGCCGACCCGTACCGGTGGGCCCGGTCGCTGGAGCTGCTGGACGGGGAGGGCCTGCCGATCGAGGAGTTCCCCCAGTCGCCGCAGCGGATGACGCCGGCCACGTCCCGCTTCTACGAGGCGGTCGTGAACGGCGCCATCTCGCACTCGGGGGACCCGCGGCTGGCCCGCCACCTCGCTAATGCGGTCCTGCGCGAGGATCCCCGCGGGGCGCGGCTCGCCAAGGAGCACAAGCACAGCCGCCGGCGGATTGACGCCGCGGTCGCCGCGGTGATGGCCCTGCACCGCGCCAGCGAGCTGGCCGCCGCTCCCGGGCCGCAGATTTACGTGTGAGGGCGTCAACCCGGGCCGTAGCTACCGGGAAGGCGGCGACGATGCGGCTCCTTGACGCGAGCCGCCTGCGCCCGAACAACCAGCAGCCCCCAGGATGGGGCCCCGGGGGCTGCTGGCGTCTGCGGGCTACGCCGGCTGGTCCGGCTGGTCGAGCCCGAACGCGGCGACGACCTCACGCTGCTCCTCTTCGGTGAGCAGGTTCCACACGGCCGCGATGGTCCGCTCGATCGGCTGCTGCCACGGCGCCATGACGACCAGGGTCCGACGCTCGCCGTCCAGGTAGCGGAGGATGCCGGTCTCGGTCCTGCCGGTCGAGTGGCAGGTGGTTATGCGCACTGCGACCGCCAGTCCGCCACCAGCCGGCGCAGCCCGCCCAGCAGCTCATCGGGGGTGATGTGCCCGGCGGTGGCGGCGCGTAGCCGCGTGGTGATGGTCAGGCACCGGGCGGCGGTCCGGGGGGGTTCGGCCAATTCGACGGCGACCTCGAGCGCCTCGGCGATCCCGTCGATGACGTCGACGACGTCGGGTTGCGGCTCGGGTTCCAGGTCGAACCGTTCCGGCTGGGCTGTAGAGTCCGTGCTGGGCATGGGGACACGCTCCCTGTGCTCCTGGGGCCGGCCCGCGCGATCGGGTGCGGCCCCGCTTCACGCTCACGGTTGTGAACGCGGGTGGACCGTAGTGTCCTCTAGTCAATCCATGTCGGCAAGGCCCGTACGCTCTGTACATGGACGAGCGGTTGTTGACCGAGCAGGA